TTGACGCCGCCGAGGCTGGCCGTACCAACGAAAAACGGTTTGTCGAAGGTGATGGCCTTGGCGCCTGCTCCGCTGGCAATCGTGCCATTGCTGTTTTCGGTGCGTCGCTGCAACGTGGCGGTGTAGCCCAGCTCGTCGATCAGGATGTTCTGCGCCACGTCATTGGATTGCAACTCGGCTTGGAACTGGAACGCCCGTGCCTTGTAAGTGCCGCTGATGAACTCCTGATAGGCCGACCAAGTTGGTGTGCCGCTGGGGTTGTCGTCAGTGGTGCGAACCTTGAGGACAGCGTTGACACGGTTCACATCGGCGCCATCCCAGTTCAACCAGTCATCAACCAGACCGGAGCGGCCATCTAGCGTGTCGTTCGGCAGGAAACCACGGGTAACAAAATGGCGCGTCAGATCCAGTGAGAATGTGCTGCCGAGATCGAGTGCATTGGCGAAGCTGTAGGTGCCGGTGGACGTAATGTCGCCCATGAAGTCGAACGAAGTCAGCGCATCAACGTCGGGGACATCATCAAGCTGTTCCGTACCATCCAGCGTTAAGGCGTCGTAGTCATCGTCGTAGAAAACATCAACTTGGCTGCCTTGGAACGGCGGGCTGTCTTGGTCTTCACGACGAGTTTGAACGATTAACTTGCCTTGCGTTTCAGGCAGGTCAATGATGATGCTGGTTTCGTTGGGGCTAAGGCGTCCGCCATCATCAATAAAGCGAACAAAGATTTCACCTTCCACCAACGGGATTGTGGCGGTAGTTGCGTTTCCGGGAAGTGCAGGAACAAGGTCAACCGAATCGTTCCAGCTAGCAGAGCCGTCAGTTAGGGCAGAGTGGCGAACGTAAACCGCACCACCATTTACAACGTCGATTTCAAACGATGGTTCCCAGCTAAGGCGTGCTGTGTTGTCGCTCAGGACTTCAAGTTGCAGGTTTTGAACATCGGCGGGGTTAGCGGTTTTGCCAACCAAGTCAAATGTTGCCGTTGAAATTGGACCCGTCTTGCCTAAGGCGTTTTCAACTTGGATTTGAACGTAGAGCCTGCCTTCACGCAGTCTGGTTAAAGCAGTCGATGGAGCGGTTGTATTGATTCGCTGCCAGTTATCATTGTCCATCCGATATTGGACAACGTAATTATTGACTGCACCAGCAGGCGGGATCCAATCAAGTTGAAAACCAACAAGGGCGCTATTTCCTTCGGCGTAAAGGTATTCGTAACCGTTAATGCTGGATACGGCGCCCGGAGTTTGGGTCAGCGTTGAAATTGTCGGGGTAGTAATTACAAGGTCGCTTTCAATGGAGGCGTAAATGGATTCGTTGTACGCCAGTGCGGTTACGCCATAAATCCCGCCTTCAGCCTCAGCGACATTCAGGACGCGGAATTGCTGTGCTTCAACATCGCTGGTTTGAATCAGCCAGATGGCATTGGCGTTGGGTGCTTCGCTAAACGCGCTGCTGACATTAATCGTTGTGCCGGAAATGCTGCTAATGGTTTTGGTTTCTACCAAGCCGTTGGGCATCAGCGCGGAAACCGTTGGGCTGTTGGATAGATTGACGGTCAGATTGGTGCTGCTGTCAACGGTGATGGCAGTTGTGGTAGCAGAGCTGACGCGACCGCTACGGCGTGTCCCAGCCTTCATCGGATCGGCAATGTCAATTACCATCCCAGGGCGCAGGATGATACCGCTGTCGATTGAAACTGAGAAGGTGACGGTTTCGGTCAGGTTTTGTTCGCTCAGCAGCGCCCATTTACCCGCACGGTGCGCTTGACCTTGGCTGTAGCAACCCAGCGCCTTGATGTCTTTGTTGATGATGCCGTATTTAGAAACGGCGCTTGCATCTTCAACGTATTCGTACTGAACTTCGCCAAGCGATTCGTAGGTCTGGTACGCAACAGTTGCCGTGGTATGACGTGCCTTTTGAGATGTGCCGCTGTAAACAAAAATGCCGTCAACAACGTTGCTTGGTCCTAGCAGGTATTGCGAATCGCCGGGTTTGTCCTGTTGCAACACAAGTGAGCCAGCACCGTAATAGGCAATGCCACGGAACAGGCTGGTCATCTCTTGGATGACGTTGTAAACCTCGTCGCGGCTATTGATTAGCAGGTTGCACGAGAAACGAGGCTCCAAGCCGCCCTTGCCGTTATCAACTAGTTCGTTGCAGTATTGGCTAATCGAATAAAAGTCGTAGCGGTCAAGGTTGCTGGTGGGAATACTGGCACCGTAGCGGGTATTGGTCAGTAGATCCCACAAGCACCAAGCCGGATCGTTTGTCCATGTTGCTGCGGCAAAAGTTCCATTCCAGACACCGGCGTAGGTGATGCGTCCCGGATGCGTGGTGGTATCAACCGTGGCGTTGCTTGGGACGGCAATTTTGATGCCACGAACCAGATATTTGCGGCTTGGGATGTTATTGAACTGGCGCGAGTCAAAACGCAGGAATGCCAGTGCGGAGTTTGGGTAGCGGAATCGCTGATCAATAATTTCGGTGTAGCTGTACCAGTACAGTTCGTTTTGTGTTCTGGCGGATGAGGCGTCATCGCTGGTGCGAACGACCTTGATGTCAACTGGGAACGCGCCAGTCAGTTCAAAGATGTAATCGCGCTGGTAACGGCTGCTGGTTTTGCCGGCAATCGTGTCAGAAAGAACGGTGTTAAAGCCGCCGCCGTTGTATTGAACTTTGATCTCTAGCGAGACGCTGGTCGCAAGGATGTCGCCGTTGGTCTGAAACTGTTGAAGGTTTGGGACAACAATGGTGACGCGGATTCGGTCAATGTTGTTGTTGGCAATCGAACGAGTTACAGGAAAATCTTTGGTGATTTCAACGTTGACGATGTTCTCACTTTCAGTGCCAATAATGTCCGGTATAACCGCCTGATCCTGCGTGCCATTGCGGGTAACAACGGTGTAGCCCGTGAAGTTAGGGCTGTCGTTGGCATCAACGATTGGCGTGCTATCGAGATAAATGCCCTTGGTGCTGTTTTCAATGCCTTGAATTTCGCCTTCACCAAGAAGGTCCAGCACATTGGCATATTGGACCGACTGGAGCGAATCGTCTGCCTCTGTTGGGGTTCGTTGTGCAGCACCACCGCCAGCACCTTTGCCGCCACCGCCACCGCCACCGCCACCAGCACCAGCGATACCGAGACCGAGGCCGGCATTGTGGACGCGAACACCGTTGGCAATAAAGGTATGGTGACCTTCGACGGTCAGGTTGTAGACCGTGCCAGTGCAAAACTCGGTCTTGCTGATGATGGGGCGAAGGTGACCGTTGGCATCAACAAGGCAGTCGTCAGAACCGAGTGTGTCGATTTCGACGAAGGCATTGAACTGGTTTAGAACCCAGTGGTTCGGGGTGGCATCAAGATGCTGTCCGCCCCAGAGCGTGTAACGAATGACGCGCTCGCCTTCGTGTTCGTGAATCTTGAGGATCTTGGCTTCGTGGACTTCGCCGGTGTCGTCAAAACTCAGAACCAGATCGTCTGGCTGTAGTTCATCAATGCGGCGTTGGCCGCTGGGAACCGCGACGAGCGTATGCCCTAGGAAACAACCGCCACCACCGCCACCACCAGAGCCAACAATTCGTGTCATATCAGTTGATCCACGTCAATACCAACAGAGATTACAGACGATCCGGTAAAGCAACGGCCATAAATAATTGGCACGGGCAAGCCTTGCTTTTCGGTGTTGACGATGCCCGAGAAAGTAAAGGATTCAAACTTTGCGGCGTCGCGCCCACGTTCGTATGTGTTGACGGACGCAGTTGAATTAACTGGAGACGGTGAAATCGCTTGGGCAATACCTGTAAAAAGCAAGCCAGCGCCGATAGTGCCAATCGCAATAGATGCGGCACTACCCAACACGAAACCGCTTTGGATGGCAAATCCGGCGGCTAGCGGTCCAGTCGCAGCTGTTCCTGTTAAGCCAGCGCCAAGACCAAGAAAACCTGCGCCAGCACCAGCGGTCAAAATGGCAAATGCAACCAAACCGACGCCAGCCAAAATCTGTCCGGTGCCACCACCAGCGCCAGCGACTACAGGAGTGATGCTAAAAACTTCGCGCTCGCTCCAAGGCAACACCAAAGCCATTGAAGTTTCGGCTGTTATTTTCTCTTTTCCAATGGTTACGCGATAACCAACGCCGTCTTTTTCGCTATCCAGCAGCCACTTTTCAAGACCGGGAAAGTTAACGCAAAGTGCCTTGAGCGCCTGCGCTGGCGTGTCGGCTTCAAACTGGAACCGGCATTGCCCCAGCTTTTTGCGGAGTGCGCCGTAGACCTTAACGACTTTCATGCCGCAGGACTCGGGCGGTGCTCTTCAAATAATAACCGCCGTATACGTCCCTGCTACTAAGCCGTTTCTGGACGTGGTGGATGATCAGTTGGTCACCTAGGTAGATGGCCGCGTGGTTGGGTAGGGGCGATTGCAGTTGCATGAGGATGGCGTCGCCGTATTGCAGCTCCTCCAGCGGGATCGGGTAAAAGCCTTCGTTGGCGAAGTTGTCTAGGTATAAATTCTCACCTCGTAGCCAGAACTCGTCGCGGCGGTCGTAGTCGCGGAGGTTTAGCCCAAATTCGCGGTTGTACCAGTCCCTGCAGAGCGTGTAACAGTCCACAACGCCAAAGACGAATTCGCGCCCCACGTAGGGCAGTTCAAAGCCTTCTGGCTCGCAATAGCCCCACTGTTCGGTCTGGGGATTGACGATGTGCCACGGCAAGCCGGATTTTTCGCAGGCAACGCGGTCGGCTTGAGACGGCGCTGGGTTGGTCTTCGGGTGACTATGCACCACCGCCACGATTTCGCCTTGTTCTTCGGCGGCAACGTAGTCAGCGGGGTCCAGTACGAAATGTTCGTCTGGCGTTTCGGCCATGTTGCGGCAGGGGAAATACCGCTTACGACCCTTGACCACCGCCACCAATCCGCAGGATTCTTTGGGGAACTCAGCCTTGGCGTGTTCCAGTGCAGCAGCCTGTACGGATTCGGATAACTTCATTGGGTCAAACCTGCGCTAGGGAAGGAACCGAACGGCAAAACCGCAACGTCCCTAAACGTGTAGTTCTGATCAGGGGCAATAAAGGAATAGGTTTGCGAAGTGAAGGTTGGGATTTGGTAGAAGTCGTAGTTGTTGTAGGTGCTGCCAGAGTTAGGCGCCGAGTAGTTCAGGTAGACGTTATTGCCGCTGATCGAAGAAATTTGAGCCTTGGCGCTTTTGGGAATACCCGGACCAGTCACATATTGACCAACCGCAAGCGATGACACATTGGTTACATTCATCTGGGTTGTGTACGGTTCAACCCGAGTTTCAAAGCCTTGGACATTTTGATATTGCGGTCCAGCTTTATTGGCGCCAACAAGGACACGGCGATATACAGTTACACGCGTATATTGAGGAACCAGATTGCCTGATTTAGTGCCAACAGCGGTCAAGGTATCCCACAGATCCCAAGGCTGACCAAGGGTTAGCGTCGTTCCAGAAATTGAAAGGATCGTTGCATTCGGCGGCACATTTGGTCCGCTAACTTTCATGCCAATCGCAAGTCCGGTTGTATTGCTAACAATCAGATCAATGCGGTTGCTTTGAATTGTTCCGGTTTTTGTAATTGATGTGGTCGCCGTGGCATTGGCGCTCATGGTCACGGTTGTGCCACTGACAGCCGATACGGTTGTGCCGCTCGGTACGCCAAAGCCCTTTATTGAGGCGCCAACTTCAACGCCAAATGTTGCGCCAGTAACAATCATTTGATTGCTGCCAGCAGTAATTGATGCCTGACGGACAAACTGCCCAAAGCGGGCATTGCAACTTGAAATTCGTTTGCCGCATACATCGGCTGCCAGCG